TATTTATTTGAATACCGCCAAATGAAAACTGTGATGATTGTAATGCAAAATCATCCTGTGATGTGCCGTTGAAAACTTCCATTTCCATTGTTAAACGTTCATAAACCTGATTATTATCCAATAAAAACGTACCATACCATGCACAATCATCCTCTGTATTTGCAACAAATCCCTGTTTTGATCCGCCAATTTGTGTGATATTTTGCCCATGATCTAAAAAACCAAAATTGGTTGTTAAACCTAATGCACCGCCAACAGGCGGATCACATTTTAATTGCCCACCAAATGCCAAAAAATTAATTTCATCAACTGTTACCCACAAATAAAATAACCGATCACCATCATCACGGTTTTCCATTAACGTGGTAAACATTGCATTTGGTGTAAATGTCAATGTTACCTTTACCTGCCCACCGCCAATTGCAACACTGTTTACTGTGATTGTATATAATGCACCCAAATAATTTGGATCATTGTTTGGTGATGATTGGTAAATTGCTCCAATTGGTGCCAATGATGATGTAGATAACATCATTGTAATGTTATTCTGTGAGTATGTTTTGTTTTTGTAATAATTATCATCAATTGAAACATAACACGCACCAATACCCATTTGTGGGATTGTTATTTCTGATGAATCAATTATTACCTCATGAACAGATGGCACACAGTAATCCAATTCAGGGATGTTTTGTACCATTGTTGCAGGTGAATAACCAACATTAAATTTTTCATTAAACCATCCAGTATTTGCAATTTCATCATAAATTAATATTGATGGCGGATGCACATCCTGTGGCATTGGACTCCAACTAAATTGTGCAAATAGTTTTAAATAACCTGCCTGTGCAAACCATGATTGATCATAAACACCTGATTGCACAATGGAACAGTTTAATTCATATGAATTAAAACCATCATTTGTTGTGCCTGATCTGTAAATTGAAACGTTATTAATTAAAAATTGCCCTGATTGATTTGGTATCACCTGCCCTGATGTAGATCCGCCAACAGGCATATTGTTTAAATTATCAAACAAAACACGTGTTGGCTCACCATCAATTAAACTCAATGAATTACCAATTTGACCTGATAACGAATGATTAATTAAAAATTCAAGGTTTGAATATGGTTTTGGTGTTGGATCTATGGTTGAATTTATTACCGTAACAACCATCTGTTCACCATTTGTTACATCATACCAACTGGTTGATCCACCTGCCAAATCCAAATGTGTATCATCAACATATGTTACATCTTTAAATTGGCTATATCCTGCACCGTTTGAATCCCATTTTTGTAATCTTACTTTATCACCAACCCTGAAACCCTCATCCAACCATGATACCGCAGGTGATGTGATTTGTTGCAATGAAACATCAAGTGATAATGGATTATCAACACTGGATACCCTCATTGCGGTACGCACAAACCATTTACAAAAAATTTTATCACCTGCATTTGCAGTGTATTGATTGTATTGATACCCTAAATTATTATTATTAAAATATTGATTAGTTATTTGTATTGGCATGGCTGTTAATTATGGTTTGTATTTTGTCAATATCACCTGTTTTAATTGTTTTCATTATTTTATTTACATGGGCCTGATGTTTCACAACCTGTTCACGTTGATCCTGCGGTAATTGATTCAATGCACTGTTTTGTTGTTTGATTAATTTGCCCAAATTCACGGTTAAATCACCAATCAGATTGTTTGTTTCATCAATTATTTTTTTGGTTTTATTGTCCATTTTTAATCATTTATTACTGTTGTTAATACTTTGCCTGTGGCATAATCAAACGGTATTTTATATGAAATAATGGCCTGTGATGTTTCATTATTAAACCGTATTTTGATTATTTCACAGTTTGTTCCATTGATTTCAGCAAAATTGTTGTATAGCAAATTTACAAAATCTGCCGTTCTCATCCGCACTGGTGCATCATTTATTATTTTATAACCGTTTAATTGTATTTGATTTATATAATGATAATTATTATACAGGCCCTTTGCACCCAGTATATCAACATAATTTGATGGTTGTTTACCGCCAATTTGCCACAATATTTTTGTTTTACTGTAAAACTGTGATCCAATCTGTGTAACTCCAATACGGTTTGTAATCTGTGATGCAAATGATGTACCGCCACCAAATACACCTGTGATGTTATCCACAATATCAAAAAACCCCTTTGCGAAATCCTCAATCCAATTCAAATTGTTTTTACGTACACCCAATGCAAACGGTATATTTACATCATTTAAACCCTTAATGCACACCAAATCCTGATTAATTACATTTAAACCCTCTGTGTTATATTCTGCATCTGTTGGATCAAAAAAATCAACCGTGTGAAAATCTGCATAATCAATTTGATAATGAATGTAATACCGTTTCCAAATTGCATCTGTATTAAATTCAAATTCACCCTGCATATCATCCTGCATGTTTAATGCAGGTAAAATGTTGTTTGATGTATTACCATTCCAAAAATCCCTGCGTTCAATCTGCACCTCACCATTGAATACACGTGTGTGTGCATTGTATGTTGTTTCAATTGCATCAATTAATGATCCCAGTGTTGGTGTTGAATCCATTGCCGTTGGATACCCTTTTGTAAATGCAAAATTTAAATCATTTTCAATGTAATCAACAACAGATTTTTTTTCTTTTATTAATGGAACAGGCATTATTGTTAAACTGTTTAATTGATTTAACAATGTTGAATTTAATGTGTAACCCAAATATGTACATCCTGCCTGTATTAAATTTTTAACTGTTGCACCTTTGTAATACCTTACTTGTGGAAATAATAACTCAAACATTTGTTGGGCCAATTTTATAACTGCAACCAATAATGATGCGGTATAAATAACCTGTGCAACAAATTTCAGTGATAATGTTATTATTTCACCAATTGGCGGTGCAGGCGGTAAACCAATGTTTGGTGTTACCGCCTCAATAATGTTTGATGCCTGTGTTACCAAATCCTTTACACTTTGCACTAATGCATTTGTCATGGTATATAATGAAATGGAAATTGTTAAACCACTCATTAAAACATCATCTTTAACAATCAGGTATGGGATTTGTACCATTGGAAAATTAACACCTTTTTCCGCCATTAATTCAAATGATGTACCGTTTGCATTATCAAAAAAATTATCATATGCACCCCTTTTTTTTATTTTAACCTCAATTTCATGATCACGAATAATTGCGGATTCAGTTAAATCAACATAATACTCCAATGATATTTGATTGCCCATTTCAATGCGGTATGGTATGCCCTCAAATAAACCCTGTGATGCAATCCAATCCTGTATGATTTTCAAACCCTCACGTGGCAAAATGATTTTATCTGCATCAATTTGCAATATTGTTGGATCACCGCCAAAATTTGATGTTAAACCAAATTCCAAAACATTACGTGGTGCAACCTCAATATCATTTAAAAAATGTTTCATTTAATTAATTTTGTACCTGTTATAAATTATTTTTTTACCATTGGTTGTTGTTTTAACAACCTGCATTGCACCATCAATAATGCGTTCCAATTCAATATTTGAAACAGGTTTGTTTTTAATGGTTTTTTCCAATGATTCTAAACGTTCAACAACACGTTCATCAGATTTCGCAATTATTGTTTGATGTATTGCAGGATCAATCACACCTGTTTGATGCCTCAATGCCAGTTTTGCCAAATCTTCATTGCTAATATTACCAACCATTGCGTTTTGTTTCTTTGTCAAAACACGTTCATTTGGATGCAAAATTGCATGAAAACCACCCCTGCCATCAACACCTGATCCATTTTTGCCTGTATCCTCAATCCCATCCTCAAAAAACGGTAAATTCTGCACAAATTGTGTTAATAGTGTAATATCAGTGAATGTTTTTAACAATGGATTTTCAACATCGGGATCCTCACTGTTTCGCAAATATGCCTGCAATGCATCAGATGCCAATGCAATACGTTGTTTGCGTTTTTCCATTTGTTCTTTTTTCCTGTTACTTTCAGCAATCAATTTTGCCTCTGTTGCCAATGATTGTTGGGCCTGAATGTTACCATTTTTTGCCAATTCCTGATATGTATTATATCGTTCCTGTGCTTTGTTTATTTCCTCATCAATTTTGGAAATCCTTTTATCTGCAAAAAAGTTAAACGCATCAGTTAATGATTGAATAATACTGATTTGATCCGCCAATAAATCTTTTTGTGATGTTAAAACTGCCTTATTTTCATCATCAACATTTTTGCGTTTTAATTTATTTAATTCAATTTCAAGATCCAATGTATCTTTGCCATATTTTTTGTATTGCAAAATGCGTTCTTCTAATATTTTTATATTAAAATCTTTCATTTCCTTTGCAATATCTTCATCAGATTTTTTGGATTCCAGTAAACTATTTTCAAAACTTTTTACCCTGCGTTCCTGTATTGCATCATATGCCACCAAACGCAATTCATCAACTTCATTTAATTTTTCATTTACTGATGTATTAATTTCAACAATTTTATCCGCACTTTCTTGTTCAACAACGGCAATTTGTTTATTTAAAACTTTGCGGTTTGCAATTTCCTCTGTTACCAAATCCGCCTGCATTTCTTTTAAATTTGCATCTAATTTTGCACGTTCTTTTTTGGTTAATTTATTGTTTTCATTTTTCTTTTTAAACTCTTTATTTAACGCATTGTTTAACAACACAAAACGTTCATTATGTTTATTTGTTAAAACACGTATTTCCTCATCCGCATCCGCCTGTACATCATCCTTTTGTTTTTGGCCTGATAAACCAATTAACGCATTAACATCCGTTAAATCAACTGTTTGCCCTCTCTCAATACGTAAATCAATAATTTCCAATTCCTTTTCAATCAATTTATCTAATTCAGCAATTTCACGTTCACGTGCAGAATCCTGCAATCCTGCATTCATTGCCCTGATTGATTCACGTACTTTTAAAATTTCTTTGTACAAATCCAATTGATCACGCAAATCAACGTTTATTGGTGAACGTTTTGTTTTTGTTGGTGTTGGTGTTGTTGTTGTTGTTGTTGTTGTGCCACCTGCAACTGCGGTAACTGCATTTGCCTGCATCATTGCAACCAGTGATGTTTTTATAACTCCTTTTTGTGCGTTTAATGCTTTTAAAACTTTGTCATTTTCAACCGCCTGCCTTGCCAAAACTCCTTTTGTACCCTCATAATTTCCAAACCCCTGCAAAAATTCTGTAAATGCATTTTGGCCCCATGCGTTTTCAATACGTGCCTGCAATCCCAATTGTTCCGCCTCTAATTTTGCAATTTCACCTGCAATTACTCCAAATTGCGTGCGTTTTTCTTCTAACATTATTTTATCCTCAATATTTTTTAAAATATCCTTTTGTACTTTGTCCAACTCTTTTAAAAACTTTGTTTCATCCTGTATGTTGGTTAATGTTGTGCCGTATTTTTTATTTAAATCAGTAATTAATTTTTCACGTTCACCATTTGTTTTGTTTGCACCTTTGATTGCAGTAACCAAAACATCCAATTGATCTGATTCCTGTGCCATTTTAACTGCGGAATCCGTTGATGATTGTTGCAATCTTTCATTTATTTTTTCTAATTGATCACCTGCGGTATTAACAATTGTGAATGCCTCATATAATTTGTACAGGGCCAATATTATCAAACCAAACGCATTTGCCATTAATGCTTTGCCCAGTGATGCAAATGCGGTTTTAAGGCCATTCACACCTGCACGTGCTACAAATAAACCTTTTGCCATCAAACCTGATTGTGTGCCTGCCATTGCCATTGTTGATCCCATTAAACGTGTTGCACCTGCGGATAAACCAACAACAATTTTGTATTGTATCCATGCCTTTGTTAAACCAACAACAACATCCAATATTGTTTCCAAATTATCTGCCAAAAATTTTATACCAACTTTTAAAATATCACCAACACCGCCTGCCTCATTTGCTTTTAAAATGTAACCATCCCATGCGGATGTTAATAAATCCAATGATCCGCCCAACGTATTCAATTGCATATCTGCCATGATCTGTGTTGCACCTGCGGAATCATACAATGCATTTGTTAATGTTTCAACATTGTATGTGTTTGATGCCAATACTGTACCAATTGTTGCACCCCTTTTACCGAATAATTCCAATGCGGTTGCGTTTTTATTTGTACTGTTTTGAATCAGGCCCATTGCCTCATCAAATGTCATTCCTGATTTGGTTAATTCCAAAAATACATTACGCAATCCTGTTCCTGCGGTTGATGCATCAATACCGTTATCGGTTAATGTACCCAGTAATGCGGTTGTTTCCTCAATATTTAACCCTGCACTTTTGGCAACTGGTGCCACATTACCCATTGCCGTACTGAATTTCTGCATATCCAATGATGAACTGGAAAATGATTTACTCATTACATCAGTTACACGTGCGGTTTGTTCTGTTGATAAACCAAATGCACGAACTGTTGCACCAACAACTGTTGCGGATTCTGCCAAATCTGTGCCTGTTGCACTTGCCAAATCCAATGTTGCTTTTGTTACGTTTGATATTTCAGATTGTGAAAAACCCAATTTTGCAAATTCTGTTTGCAGATTTGAAACCTCTGTTGCGGTAAAACGTGTTGTGGATCCATACTTCATTGCATCATCCGTTAAACCTCGCATGCCCTCACGTGTAACACCCAAAACAGATGCCAAATTTGCACTTGCCTGATCAAATTCCTTTACTGTTTCAAATACATTACGTATTATCATTGCACCGCCCATTGCGAGGCCCAAAGATGCAAACGCACCTGATAATTTACCCAATGCACCCCTGTAATTTCCAACATTTCGGAAATTATCACCAACAGTTTTATCCAATTTTTTCAATTGTTTATCACCTGAACGTGCGGATCTTGTTACTTTATCAAACTGCATTTGCAATTTTCTGTACTCTTTTGTGTTCTTTTTACCTGCCTGTTCTAATTTTAACAATTCTGCACCTAAACGTTTGGATTCATTTTTTTGATCACGTGTTGCCTTTACAAGTTTTTTGTACGCATTTGTTTCCTGATCCAGTAACTTTTTTTGCCTCTGTGATTGTTTCAACAAACGTTCCTTTTCTTGTGATTCCATTTTGGATGTACGAATTTTATCCTGTTGCAACCGTTCCAATTCACGTTCCGCCTGTATCTGTGCCTTTACGGCCTGTGATTTTGCTTTATCAACCTGCACTGATTGTTTCATTGTGGCATCTGCCTGTGCAACGGCTTTGCTCATTTTATTGATGCCCTCTGTTGATTTTTTCAATGATGAATTTAACGTTTTGGATATTGTTGTTGCGGTTTTTTTCAACCCAACATTCATTTTATCCAATTCAGTTAATGTTTTTTTTGCGGAATCCCTGATTTCTTTGTACAAATCTGATTCTGCAATATCACTCCTTTTTATTTGCCCACTTGCCATATTCCTGTATTATTGTATAATATTCAACAACTGTTGTTTCTTTTAAATTTACTTTATAACCCAACCATTTTGATAAATGTAAACATGTTGTTTCAATGCTTTTACCATCACCAAAATTAACATTTAAACGTTCAATTTTTGCATCAACAATTTCAATCTCTGTTAATTTAAAACGTTTATTTGTTTGCACATATAAACATTGCAATTTTGCTTTTTGTTGCAACAATTTCATGTACCGTTCAAACTGTTTTGATAAACCAAACCGTGCCAAATACTGATCATACAATTTATCATATTGTATTTGGTTGCCTGTTTCATCATCAATCAGATTAACATTAACATACTTTAAAAATCCATCACTGCATTTTTGCCAGTGATACATGGGCATTTCATCAATTGATTCCCAATATTTTACGTGCATATTTAATGTACTGTTGCCTGATTTGTTCCGCATATATTTCCAAATTCTGTTCATCTAATCCCAAAATATTATTGTTCCACCATGATTGATCCTGCATTACTGATGCATCTGCATTAATTAAAATGCTATCTTTTAGCACTGTAATAAACATTGATTGATAAAAAGCACCTGTATCCTTTAATGTGTACGGTGTTCCTGCACGTTTCATTGGATTTATCTGTTCCGTAAATGGTGAATACAATCCAATAACTTCATCAAATTTATTCACACCACGTTCAAACAACTGATCCTGCCTGATAAGATTTAACACCAAATTTTTGATTTGTGTTGTGTTTGCCTCATACCATGCCAACGCATCATCCAATGTTAATGCCTTATTTAATTGTTGTTCGATCAATGTATTTCCAATCATATTTCAAATTTACGAAATTTTAAGTGTTTTTATATAATAAAAAAAAGGGATGTAAACAAATACATCCCCTTTTTAATATTTAAAACCATAAGTTAAACAGATTTTTTCACTGATTTCCTGTTTACTTTTTTAGGATTGCACAATTTGTATGCCTGTTTTACTGTTTCACTATTCAAATAATGAAATTGTTTTAATGCATCTTTTTGTGTTAAATCTTTTAAAACATCAACCCTGAATGTGGTTTTTCCAACCGTGATATATTCTGTTTTTCCCATGATTTATGCAGTTATTGTATTAACAAATCCCTCAAAACCAGTTTTTGCAACTGATAATTTAAGGTTTACAGATGATGCCAATCCTGCACTGGTATAATCAACAATGTACGTGCCATCTGGCCCCTCTGTAACTGCATCAATTGTAACTGTTGTGCCTGCATCAACATTTTCCAACAACCAATCAGATGATGCCGTTGCACCTTTGTACAGAATTGGATTGTATGCCGTTCCGTAATCTAAATTTGCAGAAACGGTAATTGCCGTTGTTGTTGCACTTGCAACAGTTAATTCAACATCAAGTAAACCCTCTAAACTGTTAAAATCCAAACTTGCTTCCTCTGCCGTGATCATTTTCATTGTTGATTCATCAAACAACCTGTAAAAATCAAATCCTAGCATGATTTTTTGTACGGTTGCATCTGTTGCAAACATAAATTTTGGATCCCATGAATCGTTGTCCACTGGTATTGGGTATAAAAATCCGTTCACTTCTGATCCGATTAAATCACCCTCAACATCAACAATGTAAATTCCAAACTGCACACAACGTGATGCCATTAATTTACCCAAAAATGTTGGTGTTGAATCATCCTGCCATAACTCACCTGCAAAGGATCTCACACCTTGACGCAAATATGCTTTACGGCCACTGTTTGCCTCCTCAAATAAGGAATCCGCTTTTGGTAATTCTACATTTTCAAATTTCGGTAATGGAAACCAACGTTTTGATGCATCCGCCTCATTAACGTAATCACTCCATGTTGGTATTGATGCACTTAAATCAATACCGTTTTTTGTACCATCATTTGCCGTTAAAGGCACTAAAATTAGGGAACTTGTTATTCCCTGAACAGGTACACAGTTTGGTACTCCTGTGTTACTTAAACCTGCATTACAATCACATGATTTCATATGTTTATTTTTTTAATTAATTATTATTTTATTTAAATTCTCTTAACACTTACAATTTGCACGGTATTTACTCAACGTAATATTCAATGAAACACCTGATAAATTGGCATCCAATATGTTTTCAACTGCACCCTGATCCGTTTCTACACCAAAACGTGAAAATGTTTTGTAAGTAAATTCATCAACAGTTTTAAACATCCTTAAACGTTCAACCGTTTTAATAAACTCATGCATCAAATTACCCATTGGTGTAACCACTTGTTTACGGTGATCTGCGGTGTAATATTGTGATGGATCCGTTTCATCTAAAAAAAACAGATTTGTAACAATATCACGTGCAATGGCGGATTCCCTGCCGTATCCTGTTTCACTGATTATTTCCAATAACCAAATCAACGGCAATTTTTCCTCTAAATTATTTGTTGCAATTGTCCATTCACGGTTTGTTGCCAACTTTGTACCTGTAATAAAAAACGGTTTTTGCAACGTGCAAACACCATCCAAATTAATCACAGGATCTGTAACAACCAACTGTGTTGCAATTATCCATTCATCAACCTGTACATCATTAATTAAAAACACAACACCATTTGAATCAGTAATTGTTTTACCAACTCTGGCCCATTTTGTATGGCAAAAATATGTTTTGCCATTCATTGCATTGTATTCACCATCAATTTTGCAATTGATTTGATCAATGATTTCCTGTATTTCAATGGTTGCATCTATCATATCCAATACGTTGTTACTTTACTATGCCCATTATATTTTGGGTAATCTCTTGAATTGTTGCAAATAAATTGTTGAATTGCATGATACGTAAACACTCCCTGATTATACCGTGTGTAAATCTGTTGTGAAAGTGTTGATATATTTTTGCTATTTTCACCAACTGGTGCAACATTTCCTGATACCCAAACCTGATTTATTTGATCCTTTAAGTATTCAAAATAAATGAATCCTTTGATCATATCAACCATACCATCACTGATAATAATATTACAATTGCCACCCTCATGCATAAATGCATTGTAAATTGCCAAATACACTGGATCCTGTGGTACAAAAGTTATGGGATCTAAATCCGCCACAAACAAATTATACAAATCAACACCCAACAATTCTGCCAATAATCTGTTTGTGTACAGATCAATGTAACCGTTGATTTTTTGTTGTTCATAAATGCCTGTTGCCAATTCCCATTTACCTTTGCCAAAATCTGCGTATGTGATATTTAAAACGTTTGCCATTGTAATTTTATGGTTTTATAACTGCATCATTTTTTAGGTGATGCAGTTTTTTTAATTGATTTTTTAACTTTCACTTTTGATGGTGCCACCTTTTTTTTAACAACTGTTGCAGGTTTTTCAGGTTTTGGATCAATTGTTTCAATAATTTTCACCCTGCCTGTATGCCCTAAACTGCGTTTTTTCTTTTTAGATTTGCACCCCTCACATTCGTTTTCCTTATGATCATCACAATCACCAATGCAATCATCATTTGGTGCCATACTGGCAATACCATTTGATAACAAATATTGTGATGTGTTACCGCTTGCATCAATAATTTGATCCTTTTTTAACGTTCCCCAATCTTTTAATATTTTTAATTTCATAATGATTGTTTTAATCTGTTAAACAAATGTTTATTTTGTGATTGCAGTTAATGCCGTTGCAATATCAGTTACTTTCATAAATGCATCTTGATGTACCGCAGGCACAAAAAATTGGATTCTCTGTAATGCTTTTACAGTAACAATTTCATGCTCAAAATTATCATTGTTTTCATAACTGAAATCAACGGTTACACCTTGACGATCTAAAATTTGGCCCTTGCGTGAATCTAAAACGTAAAGTGAATTTGGTGAAACCAACGGTGATGTGATCACACGCATTCCATTCAACACTGAATCACCTGATGCCACAAAGTTTGGTAAAAGGTAATCACCGTTTGCATTTTTTTGGTGCATGAATTTAACCCAATCATTGTAATTCATAATGATTGTATCTGCATCATATGCCATTTCCTGCCCAAACGTGTATATCTGTGCTTTCATTGCACCTGTTAATTCTGCCAACGTTGCACTTGTAAATGCCCCAGTAAATGGTGCCAATACATTTGCAGGATCAAATATTGATGCAATTGAATCAATCGAAACAATATCTGTTGCACCGTTTAAAACTGCACTATCTGCCTTTAATCTGATTGATGATGATACAAGATTTTCAATTTCTGATGTTACAAAACTGTAATCATCCATCATATCAATACAAACATCAACATAATCACGAACTTTTGCAATCTGTACTGTTTTGGTTTGCCATTCAACTGTTGTATCAGTGTTATTTGTTGCACAATTTACAACAACACCTGCATCCCTTGTTACGGTTTTCTGCTCTCTGTACTTGATGTACTCTGTTTCAACATTTGTTTTTCTGAACAAATCTGTAATTCTCGTTTCTGATCTGTATGGAATATCAAATGTTTCATTGATCAATTGGCCATAAACATCACCACGTAATGCACCCAAATTAATTGGATCAATTTGTGCCTTTAATGATAAAGAAACAACACCTGATTTTTGTTTGATCAGTTTTTTTAATGCATCTGATTTTTCAACAATCATATCCTTAATGGATTTTTTTGCCGTTGTTGCATTTGTTTTGTTGCCCTCTTTTAATGCATCAATTGTACTTTCAAGATCTGCAAATTTTTTCTGTAATTCATCAGATTTGTTTGCAGATTTCAATGCATCCAATTCATTTGATAATTCAGTTTTTAGTGTTGCAACATCATTTGATGATGCAAAACCGTTTGTTTTTTCAGCAATTTTTGCCTCAAATTTTTCAATCACCTGTTCAGGTGTTAATGGTGTATTTGCCATTTTTTTTAGTTTTTAGTATTAATAATTTATTTAATTAAGATTTTTTAATTTGTTTTCACTTGAAAATAATCATCAAATCCACTCCAATTAAATGTTTGTTCAACTTTTTGTTTAACGGCCAATTGTTCTTTGTTGAACGGATCGGTGTTTGCAACATCAATTAAACGTGCATTTAAATATTTTAATTTCATTTCCAAATCATATAAACGTTCATCCGTACCTTTGCCACTGGTAATTGCTTTCACAATGATGTTCATTTGATCAGTTAATGATTTTTGTATTGTTTGTTTTTCCTGTACTGTTTTAAAAACATCAATTGTGTTTGCATATTGGTTTGCACCAAATGTTACTGCGGATCCTTCCCACAATTTTAATTCCTTTATTTCAAAATATCCTGTTGATGGATCAGGATCATCCGCATCCTTTTTTTCAACCTCAACAAAATTTGTTTTATCTGCAATGTATTGAAATCCAATACTGTGTTCCGTAATAATTCCATCCTGATAATCACGCAATGCATCATCACCCTTTGATGATGTACCCAATTTACCAACTGCAAACAATCCTGTTTCATCCTCTTGTAATGATGTAAATGTACCAATTTGATGCTCCCAATCGTGATGCCTTAAAAATGCAATTTGCCTGTTGGATCCTGAATTTACACCCCTATCATTCAGGGATTTTTTAAATGCACCTTTGCGTATTAAATCATTATCTGAATCAATTGTATCAAATACAGATAAATAAATTGCCACCTCACGTGCAGATAAATCAATATCTTTTATCTGTGATGTTGCCTGTTTGATGTTGTACGTTGAAAATGGTTTTTCCATAATTATGCAAATTTATATAACAAAATTAGTTAAATTTGTTCAAATATATTAAAAAAAAACATCATGGCAAACGATTTTTGGACTTCAATATTTGGATGGTCTAACCAAAACAGTGATAAATTTATGCAATACCTGAACAATAACCAACAAAGTTATTACGGTACAAAGGATGCGGTTTGGGTAGATACCAACAAACCATTTGAACTGTATTTGCAGGTGCCTGAATTAAGAACTGTAATTGATAAACGTGCATCAATGATGGCATCAGGATTGCCAGTTTTAAAAAATTCAGATGGTGAAATTGTTACTGATCATCAATGGGTACAGGATTTAATTGCAAAACCAAACCCAACACAATCATGGTCTGATGTTATTTATTCACTTTCAGTTAATGATGGATTGTTTGCAAATGCATTTGCATATTGCCCAAAACGTTCATTTGATATACGTAATTTAATTGTGCCATTGCCATCATCAAAAGTTAAATTAAAACTTTCAGGCCGTTATTTAGATCAAATGGAAACAGGCGGAATGATCGAAAATTATCAGTTTTATTATGATGGTAAAAAATATGAAACAATTGAAATTGATGATATGGTTTACATCAATACACCTGATGGTATTCATTTGGTGAATCCACGCAACAGGATTGAAACCCTGCGTTATCCATTATCAAACATCATTGCACAGTACAAAAAACGTAATGTGTTATTAGAAAATTTATCTGCAATTGGTATTTTATCATCAAATCAATCAGATCTTGGCGGATCATTACCAATGGATCCCAAAGAAAAACGACAAATACAACAGGATTGGATAAAACGTAATTCAGATCAGATTGTAATTACTGAATCAAATGTTGATTGGACTCCAATGTCATATCCAACAAAACAACTGATGTTATTTGAGGAACTGGATGCAGATAAAATGGCAATCATTGATGCGTATGGTTTATCACAATACCTGTTTGCATCATCAAAAGGTGCAACGTTTACCAATGTTTTTGAAGGTATGCGTATGACCTATCAGGATACAATTATACCTGAAACAGATCAATTGTATGCAACACTTTCACATCAATTGGGCCTAACAGATCAGGGATTGAAATTGTGTGCAGATTTTTCACATGTTGCCGTACTTCAAAAGGATCAGGTTTTGCAATCTGATGCAATGGATAAACGTGCAAATGCAGTTTTAAAAATAATTCAATCAGGTGTTGAATTATCTGATGATGAAAAACGTGCGTTGTTGGGCATTTAAATACGGTTATTAAAATTTACCCCAACCTGAATGTATCATTGATTTTATGCGTTCCTGTTCAATGTACATCATGTACAAATGAAAACGTTTAAATGCCTGAATAACTTTATTTATTTGTTTTCCTTTCATTTACTTTCCTTTCATTTCCTTTGTTGAATCATGTTAAATTATGTTCAACACATGTTAAACACATGTTATTTATTTAAATCAAAAATCTGTGGTTGTTGAACATTCAGTGTATCATGTACATTGTTTTTGTTTACTGGTTTACACTGATCAATAATGTAATTAAATTGAATTAACAACAGGATCATGCATATTGCAAATGCCAACATTAACCAATGCACTGGATGCCATTTTTGTTTTATCATGGCATAAATATAATCAAAAAAAAATGCAGGTATTTTCCAACCTGCATAAAAAACACCATGATCACTATTAATAAACTGATGGTTTTTTAAAACCTTAATGTTACAAATATAACAATTCAGGCCCTTTAACGTAAATGTTTGAACATTGATTGTATAAACATTGATAAACCTGCAATACAATCAGGTGCATCATCATTTTTATTTTTACCCTCTTTACTAAATGATAAAATATTATCAATAAACCTGATTGATTGTGGCACATCATAACGCACAAAATTAAATCTATTTAACACAAATGCGGAATGCATAATGATTCGTGTTATTTTATTCTGTGTATTTGCCACCTGTAATATTCGTGTGTTGGTATTGCGTTGTAATTCACGTGCAAACATTGCACCCATACTGTTTGATTCAACACGGCAATAATTGGCATTCCATTTATCCAACAGGGATGCAACCATTGGTATTGTAACATCCGTGTTTGATCGGTCAAATACATAATCAACAATGTACACCTGATCACCTACAATGGCCCCAATGGCACATGCAGTGTAATCATTTCCTGTATCTGAAACATCAACATATCCAATGCAACCCTCAATTTTATCCTTTATTTCATCCAATTCATCAGGATCCACAATGTTTATTTCACCAAATAACATTCCTTTCAGATCCATTGGTTGTTGTTGGTATTCTGCCAACCAAATTTCCTTTGCGGTTTTTTTTCTTTTATCAATGTATTCATCTGTACTCATAACCGCACTGCAAAATGATTGATCATTTTCATCCAATGCCTGTACCATAATTGATTTATCATATGCACCCTGTGCCATTTGATACCCAATTACATCATTAACAACCCAACGTGTGCCAATATCAATGCGTTTACATCCTGTTTCAAACCGTGAATCATGTGTTGCCTGTTTCCACTGGATCACACGTGCATTCATATTATCATTCATGGCATCATCAATACCCCTGTATAGATCATCCGTAATGGCAACCATTGATGCACCAAATCCAATGATTGTTCCGCCAACACCTGCACCGAAATAACCAACCTGTTTTGAACTGTTGGTGTTCCATCCCTGCAAATTTGCTTTATCAGATGATAAACATACATCAGGAAATATTGTTGTGAATTTTTCTGATTTCACAATATCACGTACATCATATGAAAATTTTGTGTACAGTGTTGCCGTGCATGTGTTACGCATTACTGATTCTGTTGGATGATTACCCAACACCCATGCACAGTAAATTGATGTGATGTATGATTTTCCTGCACGTGGCGGTAATGAAACAGATAATGATTTAATTTTATCATCTGTAATATCCTGCATTGCATCCGCCACCTCATGCAAAAATTCACGTTCCGCAAAAAATTTAGGATCATAAAATTTGCAAAATTGCCAAAAATCACGTTTGCACAACTCATAATACAAATACAAATTTATTAAATCTGTTTTATTTTTTCCCATTTTTCAGGTGTTCACGTATTTCATCCGTTGTTAAATCAGAAAAATCAGGCCTGTTGGTTTGTAAATTAACATCCTGCCGTTCAACATATCCACGTGATCGCATTTTACATTTCATATAAAAAATGGTTGCGGTTGTATTGCCATCTTTTATTTGATCGTGCAATTGTGATTCAACCATATCATGTGCGTGTTCAGCAATATCAATTACCTGTTCAGCATAATGATCATCAGTTTTGATCCACTCGTAATGTGTTGATCTGTTTATACCAACTGCACTGCATGCGGTTGATATGATGCCCAATGATGCAATTAATGCCTCAATCATTGCACCCTTTTTTATAGTGTTGGATTTTGTTGCTTTTTTAACAACAGGTTTGGCCCTTTTTTTTGTGGGTTTTGCTTTTACTTTTGGTTTGGGTTTTATTGCCATGCCGTTTAAAATATCAGGTTAAACAATATGATTATACCTGCAACCATTGCAATGCGTATAAACGTTAATTTTAAACTGGATGGCTCAATTAAATACAGTTTAAATGATGCATGTGTTGCATGCGGTAAAAATAAATGTATAAACCGATCAATACTGAACAATAAAAACATTACTGGTAAAAATGCAATACCCAATATTTTTTTCCAAATGGGTAATTTTTTTACTGTTTCATTTCTTTTGTTTTTGATTGCCTCAATTTTTTTATCAAATGCATCATCAATTTTTTTTACCTTTGTTGGTTTTGCTTTTTTCATTTCTTTAATTGCTTTGCGTGTTAAACTTCGTTTTTGTTGCCTGTTCATTTTACAAATATAATAAATTAGAAAATGGGATGCATTTACATGGTGTTTTAACCATCTGCACCCCATTCACATAAAACATAACATTTCAAATTTACAATATTTTTTATTTAAAACACGTTTAATGCGGTGAAAATGGTTTTACACGCAATACACCCACATTATCAATTTGGCCGTTTAAATAGGCATCAAATGCCCTCTGCAATGATCCTTTGTTGGTTTTACACATAACATTGTTCATGCGTTCACTGTATTCAATTAAATTAACAGATGCATTTGCCCTGTTGCAAAATTTATGCATATCAGTTATGGTAAAAAATCCGCCCTGAATACTGCAATTTGGTTTTGATAACAGGTATGTACACATTTCATCAAATGTTTTTGGCACCTGATTGTTGTGATGATGGGCCTGATCCTGTAAATTAATATCATTCATTATTCTATAATATCAGAAATTGATTTTTCAACCGTGCCTGTTCCGTTGCACTGATCACATTCTATTTCCTTATAACAACCCCCACAACATTCATTTGATTGATCATGGCAATTCATAACCTCAACAAAACCCTCACCATAACATTCATCACAATCCCATCCAATGGAATCATCATTGTGTTCCAATTCATGTGATAAAAATGTATCAACAGATTGATCAGTAAATTTAACGGTGTGTTCTGTAACCTTTGTTTTTTGCATTCCACTGGATTGCACATAAACAACTGTTATTATTTCAGAATCAATAACCAAACCAATTTGGTTTGTTTTTAATACCATTACCTGATCATGCAGATCAATAATGTTTGGGCCTGTGTGATGATTGTTTTCCATAATTTGTACGGTTATATTAAAAAAAATGGGCATGTATTACCATGCCCAGTGTTTTATTGATTAAAATGATGGATCACGGTATTGTTGCATGGTACCAAAAATAATTGAAACCTTTGAAAAATTCTTGTATTCTTTTGTTACACCATCAATGATCATCATTTTATTGTAATAATTATCTGCATTTGGATCCTCATATAAATGTTGGAATGATTCAATTCCGCAATCTTTCAATAAAATTTCTGTTGATCCCCAACCGTATTGTTTATCATATTTTTTCCATAATGATTTGATGATTTCAACAGAATACCCAACAGATCCCCAACATTGTTTTTTGTTACTCCATTCCAATGTTTGCGTGTAATTTTCTGTGTTTGATTCGTATGTGTAACGTTCATCACCGTATGATGTACCAATATTTTTTGCATCCATTTTGCGGATCACACATTGCATTCCATTATCTGAAACCTCAATTACTTCGTGTGCCTCACGATCTGAATACATCAGGATTGTTGCACCCTCACCAACAACTGGTAATGTATCATTATTTCCCATCATTTGGTTAATGAATCCACCTGCAACACCTACTTTGCGTGATTGTCTTTTTACTGAATTTACTGTTAAATTGCTCATAATCAATGTTTTATGTTTTTTAATACTGCGGTTGCCTCGTTGCAACAATACAAATATATATAAATTTAATTTATATATGACTATTGAAACATAAAAAAAACACTTTTACCCTATATTTTTTTTTAATACAGGGTAATCATGGTGTGTATAATGCAATTATTTGTTGATCAGATCACCAATTTTTTGCACTGTGGTTAAATTCAAACCACGTTCATTATTCAGGAACATGTACATTTGGTTTGGATGCACTGCACATTGTTTTGCAAATGCATGTACAGATAAATTGTTTTCCGTGATGTAATGATTGCAGATTGCACGTACATCCGACACCAAATATTTTAATTGTTCTGATTTAATCGGTTTAATTTTGTTTTTCGTTTCCATAAATTGTTTTTAAAATGGTAAATCACCATCTGATGATCCCTGTGATTCATTAAAATCCTGTGCCGTTTCACTCATTGGTTTAACCTTTGGTGCCTTTGGTGTTGGTAATGGCATGCCACCAACTGTTGCAATTTTCCATCCCTGTAATGTATTGAAATACATTGTATCACCTGTTTTTGGGTTTTCCCATGCACGGCCACGTAAATTAAAATCAATTTCAACTTCCATTCCCTGCACCAACATCCCTGATTCATCAACCAAATCATTAACAAACTGCACCTGTATTGATTGCGGATAATCACCGCCAGTGTTTACAATTACATCACGTTTTCTGAATGAATTTGATATTTCAATTTCCTCTTTTACTAATTCAATTGTACCATTTAATTTAAATTCCATTTTTCCTGTTTTTATTTGATTTGTAAATTTTTATTTGTAATTAATTCCGCACCATCAACTGTGGCACCGCCTTTTATGGCCCTTTTGATTTCCATTTTATCAATTTTTGTTGTGATAATTTGGGTAATAAATTGTTTATCAATTGCATTTTCATCAGTTATTTCAACTGATTGTGATGATCTGAATGAAATTTTTGATATTGGTGTTTCAATAACATCCATTTCAAATTTTTGCATTGCATCAGATAATGCGTTTTCCAAACGTTCGGTTGCGTTTTTACGCACCTTTTTAATGGCTTGTAAACGTTTTATTTCTGCATCAACAATATCATTATCATATTTCATTGCACGGATCACCTGTGCGTATCCTGATGCCTTTTGTTTCAATTGTGATTCCGTGATTTGCAATTGATCCTGCAATTCATCAGTTAATTCACCGCCATTTGCAATCAATTCATTTACGATTAATTGCATATCATTTGATATTTTAAATAAACTACTCATGATTTATTGTTTTAAAGATTTGTTAATTTCTGTTGCATGATCAATCTGTGATTGTAAAAAATCAACCAATGTGTTTTCCTGTGGCACCGTTAAATCAAATGTTTTACGCAAATCATCCTCATGGTATGCACCATTTTTGATGGCCTGTAATGCATCATCAAAACGTTTTGCATTAATTTTTTTCTTTGTTTCAACCTTTGGTTTTGGTTTTTCAGGTGCAGGTGCAGGTGCAGGTGCAGGTGCAACATATCCATCAGGCAAATCCTCACCTGCATAAATATAAATGCCCAATCCAAACATTGCCAAATTTTTAACCAAACAACGCATTAATGCTTTGTTAATATCCATCATGGATGCAGGTGCAACAGTTATTGTTTTACCTGATCTGAATGTAATTTGGTATTCATCACTTTTTTGTGCATTGTTTGAATTATCCATTACTGGCAACCACATATCATGTGATTCACCGCCTGTTGTAACACGTGTTTGCACTAAAATACCAAACTGATCAACCATGTACGGTTTATTTGTTTCAGGATCTTTGATGATCTCATAATTGGCATCAGGGCAATGTTTTTTAAATTCAGACCATGCCCATGCCCATGATAAATATGTGAAATTGTTGCGTTTTTCTGTGTTTGCATTAACGTTTAATGCAGATAATTTTGCAAACAACGGTTGTTGTTTTTCTGTTGTTGCACGTGGTTTACGTGCGGTTTTTTTCTGTTCCATTTTTGTTATGTTTTATATTTCTGCTAATATACAAAATAAATTTGTATCAACTGTAAATTTAATTTATTTAACCTGTAATTGTTTTATTTTCTGTTTATAAAATTCAATTTTTTGTTCAATTTGATCAACCGATAATTCAAGTTTATGCCATCTGTGATCATCCAAATACATTAACTGATCAGGTGTAATGCGTTCCGTGATCCGCAAACGGTATTCATGTGCATTTGATCCCCTGTGTTTATTGCACCGCACACATTGCCCAAAACAATTGTTTTCATGAAACCGCAAAAATGGGTATCGTGATTTTTCCCAAAAATGCCCTGCATCATATTTACTGTTTTCCAATGATGTACCGCATGAAATACATCCCTTTTTTACATCACGGATCCTGATAAATTTATTGAAATACTTTTGCAATTTATTTTTCCATTCTGTTGGTGTTGTTAATTCCAACCGCTTTGCCTTTGTTTCTTTTTTATCCTGTATCTGTTTTATCTTTTTTTCCTTTTGGCTTTTAACACTGGCATGTTTTAATGCACATTGCCATCCGCACACAATTTGTTTTTCATTTTCAGGATAAAAATCATCTTTGCAAACTTTGCATTTTTTGTTTTTTTGTTTCATTTAAAATGGGTTTTGTTCCTGATATTGTTCAACAGGTTTTGTATTATTAAAATCAGGCATTTGCAGATCATCACCCCATGTTGATGTTGATAATTCAACAACCATTGGCACAATCCCTGTTTCACCCTCACGATTTTTTGCAATTAAAAACTCACCTTTGCCCTGTGTACTCATGCCCTGATCATCCTGTGTTTCACCGTAATATTCTGCACGGTGTAAAAATGCAACAACTGATGCATCCTGTTCAATTTCACCTGATTCCTTTAAATCAGGTAATGATGGCCGTTTACCTGTTTTTGCAGAATCACGTGATAATTGGGCCATTGCAATGCACGGTATTTCAACACTCATGGTTAAACGTTTAATATCATTTGATATGCGTGTAACCTCTGTGTATCTGTTTTCAGTTTTTTCAGGTATTATTTTTTGCATATAATCAACCATGTAAACATCCAATCCTGTTGTATTTTTTAACTCTGTAACTTTGCGTGATATATCCGCAACCTTTTGTGATCCATCAATAAAAGTTAAATTATCCCAACCCTTTGATGATTGCACTGCATAAATGTGTTTTAATTCATCTGTTGAACATTGGCCCAGTTTAATTTTATTTGAATCAATACCTGTTATTGTTGCCAACATCCGCCTCATAATTTGTGCATTGCTCATTTCCAATGAAAATACACATACTTTTTTATTCAAATCAAATGCCATTTGTTTTGCACAGGATACCAACCATGCAGTTTTTCCCATTGCAGGCCGACCACCAACAACCATAACATCAATGTTTTCTAATATAATTTTATTGTATGTGCCATCCCAACCCAACTGCAAACCAAATTCAACACCATTTTTTGCATCATTGTGCCGTGATATTACATTTTGAATTATCTGATCATTTGTTTCACCTGATTTCACACCAACATCCAACAACATTGATTTGGTTTTATCACATAACTGTATTACATCATCAGGTGAAAAATTTGGTGATTCCATTTTTTGTATAAAATCACGTGCAAATTTATTCACTTCATTAATCTGATATTGAAAATTTACAGTATTCATCAATGATTCAATCCGAATGTATGGAACATCCGTTGTTGCCAGTGATGTTTGATATACTGCATCTTTGGATAAACGGTTGTTTTCACGTAAAACATCAGTTACTGTAACAATGTCAATTCCACGTTTTTGCTTTGTTAATTCACCAATTGCAAAATACCAATCTTTGTGTATTTGCAACATGTTCCATTCAGGTTTTATCAATGGGTAATATTCGTTTATTACTTCCTGATTATGGATAAATAAATGCCCATAAATCTGCGTTAATTCTGTAACCATGTGTTATGTTTTATTTTGTTGGTGTGTATTTGTTTGATTGTTTTGATTCACTAAATGCATACTGATCCAATGTTTTGGGCCTTGCAAAATATTCCAATGTACAATATTTAAAATTGTTTTGTTTATGGAAATCATCAGATTTGCACACACTCATTGCCTTTGCAATTTCAATTGTTGTGTATCCATCATTTACCCGTGCGGTAAATTTTTGTTTTACTGATGGTGAAAATACACGGCATTTTTTACTAAACGTATCATTGAAAAATACCAATAATTTATCAAATTCAATTTTATTTGATTTACTTTTATTTTCTTTTATTTCCTTTGTTGGTATTTGTTCAACAGGTGTTAAACTTTGTTCAACATGTGTTGAAAGTAATGCACGTTTTTCTGCACTTTTTTTACCTGCCATACTGCGTTTTTCAATAACTGATGCACGTTTTTCCATGTTGTTTAATACACGTTCAGAATAAAAACAATCATTATCTGATTTTAATATTTCACAATCATCAATCAAACAATGTATCATTTTTTCAACCTCAACTGGATCCACTTTTAATTGAAAACCAATTGCGGTAAAAATATATTTTTTTAATGGTAATTTTTTTTGTTGATCCTCATGCAACATTTCAATGATCCGCCAAAATACACCGTATCCTGATGCACCAAACATTGATAAAAATGCCTGAATTTTGGGATCTGATGTTGTTGAATAATCATGTGAAAAATAAAATGTATCTTTTTTCATGGTGTTATGTGTTATGTTTTATGTAAATACAAATTTAATTTATTTTTTTTAATTATTGTTTAACAATTCGTTTAAATCAAATTTTGTTGTTAATGCTTTTTTAATATGTATCTGTTCCATTGAATAACCATGCACTTTTGCATTCAAAACGTTTGCATATTTTGGCATTAATATGTTACCCTGTACAAAATCAAATCCCTGTGGTGTGATCCTGTACATTCCTGCAACATCATGATCAGGTTGAATCAATTTAAAATAAACTAATTTTTGCCAATCTGCACGTTGTGATGGTGTGATGTTTTCCGCATTCAAAATATCAGTAAATTTTGAATACTGATTTTGATTTTTGCGTTGATGTATTACAAATTTAATCAGGCAATATGCCATTGTTGATGCCAATTTACGTTTGTACATTTGCACCCTTTGATTACATGCAGGGCAATAACAACCATCTTTGTAATTATCATTTAAATACTGTTTAATCTGTGCCAGTGTTGCCGTTGGTACATGCACATGCATGTTTGTTTCATCATTCATATTATATTTTTTTTGGTGTTTTATTCATTTTTGATTGATAAACCATGCATTGATTACCATCAATAAATTCAATTGTGTATGGTATTTCCTCAACATTCCAAACATGGAAATCAAATTTTTCTGCATAAAAAAAGTAAAAACCCTCTGATGCTTTGTTGTGTATTTTGTACAATTGTTTCATCAGATCATTTTGATCCTCATAATACAATTCAATATTAATTTTTTTCAATGCCATCCCTGTGTGCTTTAAATTTTAAATAATGGGCCAAATTAAATGATGTGCGTATTACATCACTGTTTTGTTTTGTGTTCCAAAACCGTATGCACGATTTTTCACGGTGTGTTAAAAATGGAATTTTCATGTTTTTAAATTTTATAATTGAATAAATCTGTAATGGCCGTGCGGATTCAAACCGCAATAAACCTCATTTAAATCATCATCATTGTTAATATCAAAATAAAACGTTAAATATTTATTTTTTAAGAAATCACCATTTTCATCAATAACATCACCACACCCATCAACCCTGTACGAATCAACCTGCAATTCAAATGGAAATGTTTTTTTAATTGATCTTTGTGCCATCTGTAAATAATTTGTGTAACTACTCATAATATTTGTTTTATAAAATTAATAATGGGCATGTATTACCATGCCCTGTTTTTTTTAATATTTTGATAAACCCAATAATTGTAATGCCTCACGTTCTTTTTTGTATGTTTTGTATGATTTACCTGAATTACGAAAATATTTTTCAGAAAACATCAATGTATCACAATCATCATCAGTGTAACCCTCAAACCAAAACCATACATCAACATTACCAAAACCAAAATATGTTTTTTGATGATTTTTTAACCCAATTGAATCACCAAACCTGTTAAATGCAACAGTAAATAATTCAAATTCAAATCCTTTGTTTGTAACTGCGTTGTGTAATTCTTGTAATGTGTTCATAATCAGTGTTTTAAGTAATTAATTGATGTGGTTGCCTCGTTGCAACGGTGTAAATATACAAATTAAATTTATATATACAATAAAACATGATAAATTTAATTTTATTTTTATTTGTAGATAAAAAAAGGCATTGCGTAAACAATACCTTTAAAAATTGCCGTTAGGTTTTGCAACCAATGATGAACAGGAACGGCATTTTTATGCGTTTTTAGGCACAAACTCATTAATCAGGCAATATGTAACATTGTTTTGCCTGTTGGTTTTTAAACGTTCTTTAAATACGTTTAACCATTTTATGTATTTGATCCTTTCGTTTGTTACTTGACACCCTGCACTGTTCCATCCAATAAACCATTTGATCACTGCATTGTACCATTTAAATGTATTTGTGTGAAAATTTATGCCAAAATAACCAGTAACAATTGGCCCAATTTCATCATTTTTATCATCATTGTTGCCATCCCTGTATCCCTGCACAGGATAAACCTGCCGTAATTCATGGCCACGTGTTGCCCTATAAACGTATTTCCACATGTTATGGTGCCACATATCAGATTTCAGTACAAATGCACCGTGTTTATTATATTTTTTATAACCGCCCTTTAATGCAGGTAAACCACAATTTGTGGTGCCTGTTAAAACATCAACACATTTATAATGATTAAATATGTAAAATTTATCATCATAAATATTTGGTGTATCCTCGTTTGAACGTACACCCAAAATCCAAACACCGTTGGGTATTGATCTGTAATTTTGTAATGATTTTACATGATCCAACAATTGATCATCCGTGTAATTTCGCACCCTTGTATGTTTCATCACGTAAATTTATAAATTAATCTTAAACCTAAAAATACCAATAAAACAATAAACACCCATTTCAACCATGATTTAAATTGATCAAACCAATGATCCTTTTGCACATAATATTTCACAGGAATGTTCCGTGTAACTATTTTTTCAACGTAAATTGTATCACATTTTGCATCAATATAAATGGAATCATGCACCGTAAACATTTTAATTTTTAATTGTTCTTTGGTGATGTACACCGTATCCATTAACATGTTTGTTTTAAATACTGTATCAACTTGAATTTTTGGAATTTCAAAACGCAATGTATCTGTTAATTTTACACTATCTGTTTGATGTAAAAATGGGTATTTTTTTACTAAACGTGAATGCCTGTACACTGGTGAACATGATGATAAACAAAAAAAGATCAATATTAAAACAATAGATATGTGTTTAATTTTGATCATTTGTTTTTATCTTTTAATATGTTTTGATATGATGCAATGCCCATCAGGGCCAAAACAAATCCCAATAATTCCGCCAAAACTGTGGTTAAATTTTCACTGTTTACATATCTGATCACCGCATATGTTGCCAAAAATAAAACAGTATAAATTGCCAAAAATCGTTTTGATGATTCAGGTGAATTTGAACGTATTAATTTTTTAATGTACAACCATGCCCTGTTGATCATTTTATTTTAAAGTTTTTTTTGCCAATGCAATCACCAATGAATTTACATTATCTGATAAAACACCAACATTGGTTGTTAATGTGTGCAATTCCAAACGTGTGCGTTCCTCAATGCGTTTAATATCATTCATCTGTTGTTGTTGCACCAACTCAATTTTGCCTTTGTTTTTACCCACTTCAATTGTTGCACGTTTTACATCTGAAATTAACCGTGAAATAAAAAATCCTATTGTACCCAACATCAAAAACAACAATGTGCCTGATAAACTAATTACAAATTTTGCCGTTTCTTGATCCATGTATTCTAATTTTTAATTATGATTTTAACAAATTTAAACAATTGTTGTGAATTTAAAAGTATGTTCTTTGATCTTTTGTACGATCAGAAACAACACATTTAACAATTGCCTTTCTTTGTGATAAATCAATATAATTAATTTCAGGTGTATTAAATACAATAACTGGCAAATCCTGATACCTGTAACTGTGGTTTACAATATTGTAATCAGAAATGTACATTTCATTTTCAGATAACAAATACAAATCAACTAATTTACGTGTAATATCATCCATTGCAGGATCCGTTGTAATTGTGTATTCATTTAAATTTTGCCTGATTACAGATTTCATTGTTCGATCCTGATAAATTAAATTATCAATTTCCATGTTTGGTTGCCTTTCACCAATGTATCCATAAAAACGCAATGAATCCTCAACATTTGAATCCGTAAAATTGATGCCCTCAATTGCCTGCACTAAATTAAATTTTACACGCACACGTGCGGTTTGATTTGCAATTTGAATATTAAATTGTTTTAAACTGTAAATACCCCAAACAAAATTTGAAATTACACCTGATATGTTATATTCAACTTTCCACGTGTAACAACCTATGCCCTCATTTATTAAAACCTCTTTCCAAAATATTGTTGCATAAAATGCGTTTGGCTCATTTACAAATGGGGTTTTTGTTGGTTGATAATTTGTTTCAACTCCATCTTTGTAAAGTTTAAATTCAACATTATCCTGTGGATCTGATAATTTACACCATGCACTGTTTACATCATTTTTATATGTTTCATCACTGAATGGATCTGCCAATACCAAAAATGTTTCACAACATGAAAATAACCATCCTTTGTCTTCTTCTTCAAACACTACTGGAAACCTGATTGCATCATAAAATTTTTCAATTCGATCCTCTAAATAATCACAATCATTTTCTGCACAATCAATAATATTAATATTTGCGGAAAATATTTTATTACCCTCTGGTGTATTTGTGTACAGGCCGTATGGGCATGGATCACAATTCTCAAAATTTGGTACACCCAACAATGCCAAAACAACACCATTACGTGGATCTGTACTGTTGCATTCATCCAATGATACGGCCCATTGGCAACTACCATCAGGATTGATATTTAACCAAATGTAAAAACATTTACCAGGATCCAATGGATATGGTGTACTCCAAAATGCAAACCCATTGTATCCGCCTGCGGTATCTGTTAAATCAACCTGTGTTGGTGTTGAATCATTATAATTTTGATAAATAAACCCAACACATGGGCATGGATTTGGGCAATCAACACCCTCTGTTTTAAATGTTATTAATTTATTAAATGCCGAATTTGGCGGTCGATCCCAGTTTTGGGATTGATCAATTTGTTCCCTAACATCAAATGCAGATATTATAATTTCACCACTTACATTTGATGATGAATTTGCAATCCTAAATTCAAAACCTGATGATGGAACTGAATTTGCCGTTAAAACAATTGTATTGTATTGATTTGCAACAATTGGTAAATTGGTTAATGGAAATGCACTTGTTCCACTCATTATCAACCTGTTGTTGCTTAATGTATTTGTAAAAACAAAATATTTTATTTCATATGTTTTACCAACGGTAATATCAGGAACGACCTGTGATAAATATTGTGTTGATCCATCACCAAATGATTGGATGCGTGATTGGCTTTGAATTACCCAATCTAGCCCAATATCCCAATCCGCACCGCCCTGTGAAAATGTACCGTTTAATATTAAATTTGGCGGTACAATATATTCTGCAATTGGGCATGTATCCTGTGTTTTTAAATCTACATAAACCGTGTTTTGTTCATTGTTTAATAAATCTGAACAATACCATTGATTACCATCATAATAAATAACTAAATTTAAACCGTTGTATTCAAATACAAAATGTTTTCTGCCATTTACAACAAAATAATTATATGATGTAATTGTTTGTTCAGGAAAATCATCCGCCTCAATTGTTAATTTTAAACATGGGCAATCAACAACACATTCTGCAATCATGTATCCACTCCAAAATGCCTGTGCATTTGGCGGATCCCAAATACCCTGCCCATTTATGCCATTTGGTGGGCATGTTGTTTGTAACTCACTTTTAGTATTTCCAATTAAATTTGTTGGATCACCAACCTGTGGTGATATTATCCATTGGTTTGAATCTAATTTATACCAAATGAAATATGTATTACCATCTGATCCTGTAAATTCAAAATAATCAGATCCATTAAATGATCCTGCGGTATTTAATTCAATTGTGGTTGCAACTGCATTTACTTCATATGTTAAATTGATACAACAGGCCATAATTTATTTATTTTTTAATGTTTTTTTTATTCTAATTTTAACCAATCACTTTAATTTGCCAATCAATTTGCCTCAATACAGATGATACCTGAAAAACACGGCCCTCAACATCATCTGAATGCCAACATTCCTGTTGAAACAATGGAATTGCACCCTTTGGTTGTGGCTCCTCATAATTTAAAATTGGCCTGATTGAAACGTTAAACCTCATATGATTGTTTTTGGCGGTAATTGCAGGCCAAATTTTATATTGTAACCCCACATTGTTCATGTTTTCAGTGAATGTTGGATAATTTACAGTATTGGCAATTGATGCACTTGCAATAAATTCCCAACCTGCAACACCCATTGGTAATGGTAATAACTCAATAAACCAAAAACCATCAGGAATACTAAATTTAAATATAAAATAATCATTTTCAAAATAATCAACCGTATCAACATTCCATTGTTGTGCATTAATTTTTTCATTGTTTTGAAAATTAATTGAATTATTCAATGTATTACGTACAATTTGGATACCATCACCAACCAAATCAATTGCACCTGTTAAACTTTCAACACTTGTTACACCTGTTTGCGGTGCATCAATCCATTGGGCAAAACCTGCACCGTTTGTTGATAAAATTTGCCCTGTTGATCCATCTGCCAATGGCAATTTGTATTTATCATTTATTTTCAAATATCCACCCTCAATTGAAATAATAGGATTGTTGTTTGCAGTGTTTGCAATAACAAATGATGTAAATGAATCACCTGTTGGTACATTAATTTTAAAACATGTAGATTCAGTGTTTAATGCAGTAAATTCAAGAGTTTTGAAATCCAACATTTTAAAATAATGTGTACCTGCAACACCTCTGATTGTGCGATCACTGGTAACACTTGCATCATCAGTGTAAATTGTTTTTACATTTGGTGCAGGTATTGATGCAATAATTCCTGCCTTTATTGTTGATCCCAATATTTTTTTTGATTCATAACCTGTACCGTTATAAAAATCAATATCATAAAAATCATCATCATTAAATGTTTGTGCCTCGTTTTGATAATTGTGTATTTGTGCCATAATTTTATTTTTTTATTGTGCTAATGTTTTTATTGCGGTTAATAAACCACTGGTTGTTTTTAAAACTCCATCCGTTGTGCGTTTACTGTTGGTGTTTAATGTTATTGGGCATCCTTTTATTTTTGTTGTAAATTTAGCACCATTTGCCAAATTAATTATATCAGGATTAAAAAAACATTCAATTTGTGCCACATTTTGTGATGGATATGTTATTACCATCTGCACACCGTTAATTGGTCTTAATGGATTTGATAAATCATTATCAAATGGTAAAACTGAACTGCATATTGTACGTGCGGTTGATTCAAATGGCTCAACAGTAATCATGGCCCATGTATCATTTGGATCCCATGCCTGCCCATTATTAATGGTATGTGTTGCCACAATACGCATTGTTTCACCAATTGCAATAACCTGTACATTTTGCCCTGTGGATTCAATAAACATTTGAATATCCTGATCAATAACCGTTGATGAATCATACGGTAAATCACGTATTACATTACTGTTAATAAATGCCAATCCATCTTTTATCAGTGATATTTTAAAACGTATTTCCCATGCAGGAATATCATCATATTGCTCCCAATTTCTGTTTTGTGTTGGATAAAAATCTGTTGATGCATTTTGTTGTTGCAACCAATATTGCCAGTTTAATAAAAATGGGTAATAAACAGATACACCATATTGCGTTGCCGTATCCATTGATGGTACACGTTTAAATAATGCGTTTATTTTTGCACTGTTTGATGGTAATGTTGATACAATTGGCAATGTTTGATTGATTAAATATTGCCCTGCATTATTTATTTGAATACCGCCAAATGAAAACTGTGATGATTGTAATGCAAAATCATCCTGTGATGTGCCGTTGAAAACTTCCATTTCCATTGTTAAACGTTCATAAACCTGATTATTATCCAATAAAAATGTACCATACCATGCACAATCATCCTCTGTATTTGCAACAAATCCCTGTTTTGATCCGCCAATTTGTGTGATATTTTGCCCATGATCTAAAAAACCAAAATTGG